ATGAAAGCGACCACTTACGAGACCGGAGGCAGGGGTCGAATGGATGACCACTGTGACAATAAGAGCACTGTGACAATTGTCACAGTGCTTTCCAATCGGGCAGATTTGCCGCAAATGCTGACTACAAGACGCTTTGAACGGTGTGACAATAAAACCGGGCAGAAAATTGTCACAGTGGTACCCCGCAACCCGACCACTGTGACAATTATAAAACCGGTAATTGTCACAGTGCTCATAGCGGTAACTGAGTTTTATTCGAAGAGGCTGAGAATGAGCAAACGTAAGATCAAGACGGTGTGGCTGACCGTCGAGCGGACGGCAGAACTGATGAACTGCTCCACCCGAACCGTATGGAGATACGTAACCAGCCACCAGATGAAGGTATATAAGCAACAGGTACAGATCGGCAGCACGAAGGTAAGCAAGTCCTTCCTGCTGACAGAGCCGGACATCCTGCAACTGGAGATGAGCGACTGCGAAAAGCGGGGTATCCTGCCCGGCAAGTTCGTGGAAGTGGTTATCGATGTGGATGGCAAGCTGATGAATAGTGCCTTGATCTACCAGTATGTCAAAGTTGAGGATCAGAAGGGTGGATATTATGAAGCCCTATGACTTCAGTATAGAGGAGTACCGGGAGTTCTTGGATGAGCAACTGCCTAATAGGGGCAGGATGCCACTCTTGAACGAGCTGCATATCCGCAGAGGCAGGAAGCCTAAGCAGGAGTCAGTCCCGGTTACCCGAATGGAGCATCCTGATCCCAGTCCTATATATAATGAAGAGATCGATGGCTCAGATAGCACTGAAAGTGTTGATTGTATCGAATCACAGACTCTCCCGGCAGTAGATAGCCAACCCGATCGGCAAGAAGCCCATATCGACTTCAGTCCGGATGATCAGATCTTCAGCAAGTATGGTGGCGAGGCGAAGCTGTATGGACACTTCTGCAATGTGGTGCTCAACCGCCTGGCAGACTGCGAGTCCAAGGTAGCCGAGTGGGAGATGATCGCATCCGAATACAATAATGGCACTCTGGCACCTGAGCTATACAGACTAAGGGGTAAACGCACCGAGCGGGCACTGCGGCTCTGGATAGAACGCTATCAGGAAGCTCAGCAGAATATGTATGCCCTGATCCATAAGAGCCGTAACAAAGAGCATAAACGCAAGGTTACCGATCAGGAGAGCGCTCTGCTGCTGCAGGTTCTGCTGCATCCTAACCAGGTAACGATCGGTTCAGCTATCTCGGCACTCAAGACCAAAGCCAGGATGGGTTGGATCGAGTCTCCCTCCAGTGTCCCGACCTTGAGACGCTGGTGCACTGAGTGGGCAGAGGATAATCCTGCCATCTGGAATCAAACCCGGAAGGGCAGTAAGTTCGTAGCCGAGCATATCATCAAGACGATCATCAGGGACAATATCCTGGATGTGGGAGAAGTATGGGTAGCCGATGGTCATACTCTGGCTTTCGATATCTACAATCCCAAGACCGGGAAAGCTCAACGCATGACCATGATCATGGTGCTGGACTGGGCAAGTCGCTATCCGGTGGGTGCCTCACTCGCCTTTACCGAGGACAGCCAGCATATCCAGATCGCCTTTAGAAACGGCTTCCTTAACTGGGGAGCGCTGCCTAAGTATGTCTATCTCGATAATGGCAAAGCCTTCAAGAGCAAACTCTTTCATGAAGCCTGGGAAGCACACGATCTGGAGATCGAGATGGGTGGCATCTTCCCCAAGCTCAACATCGGAGCCCAGTTCGCAGCCAGCTACAATGCCAAAGCCAAAGTGATCGAACGCTTCTTCAAGACCTTCCAGGAGCAGTTCGAGAGGTTCATCTCCAGCTTCCGGGGCTCATGCATCGATAACAAACCTGCTCCCCTGATGCGTAACGAGAAATGGGCTCAGAAGCTGTATAAGTCTGTACCTCCCACTATCGAGGAAGCGATGCAGATGATCGGCTTCTATGTCAGATACGTATATGGCGAAACACCGCATGGTAGTTTAGGAGGCAAGACACCTTGGCAGGTCTTCAGTTCTGCCCCTCTGCCAGAGGACAGACTGGTGCAACCCGGCAAACTGAACTTCATGATGCTGAGTGCCGAACGCAAGGCAGTCCGTAATGACGGTATCGTCTTCAACAAGCTTCGCTACTGGCATCCTGCCTTGATCGACCTGGTCGGCAAGCCGGTGATCTTCCGCTACGATCTGGCTGAAGCGAGGTGGATACTGGTCTATGATACCAAAGATGTATTCATCTGCCAGGCAGAACTGAGGCAGACCCAGCATCCCTTCATCAAGCTGGCAATGGATCAGCCCATGGCGCATAAAGCTCTCAAGCAGGAATACACCTATATCAAGAAGCTGCAGCGAAACACTGAGCAACGCTCCAAGATCCTCGTTCAGAAAAACCAGGAGACGGTGGATGCTCTGCTTGAGCCGTATCGCAAAGCCATAGCTGCCAGTGATAACCCTACCTTTATCCAACCGCCTGCTCTGGAAGCACCAGAGCCCGGACCCGAGCAGTTCATCGCCAACCTGGAACAGCAGGTGACCAATCTTTTGGAAGACAGAGTTGAACCGCAGGTACCGGAACATAGCGATAACCCCGATACGGATGGGCTGGGAGATGAAGATCGACCCTTCGATCCCAGTATCATCTTCAATGACAGTTTCTCGGAGATGCTCGACCGCATCGGCATCAACCGGGCAAGTAAATGATAACGACTAAAGATAAGGAGATAAGATGAAACAAGGTCAACTGATCAAAACCAGCAACGTCCTCAAAGCCGATGCCACGATCAAGTTCCTGCTCAACCGACCTAAGCTGGAGATGGTAGGACTGGGACTGATCTATGGCAAACCCGGACTCGGCAAGACCACCTATGCCAACCGTATGGCCTTCAGTAACGGGTATATCTATATCCGGCTGGAGGCAACCACCACACCCAAGTCCTTCGCAGTGCAACTGCTGACCTCACTCTACCGACGTTACCACCTAGGCGAGTACATCCCGGTGGGCACAGCCAACAACCTCTTCAAAGCCTGCCTGCAGGTCTTGGAAGACCATGAAGACACCATCATCGTAATCGATGAGATCGACTATGCCTTCCGGCTGCCCCAGTTACTGGGTGCTATACGTGATATCGTGGATGAGACCCTGACAGTGGTGATCCTGGTCGGGATGCAGAATGCCAAGGATAAGCTGAACATGATCAATGAGTATTACTTTGATCGCTGCAACAGCTTCTGCGAGTTCGGTTCCCTGACCAAGGCAGATATCAAAGCCATCGCCACCTCGGTGATGGAGGTCAAGGTCAGTCCGGAGATGGCAGAGGTTATCTACCACCGCTGTGCAGGCAACCTGCGTAAGGCGATCAAGATCATGCACATGCTGGAGACAGCGATCATCAAGCAACCCAATATCCCCCTCTCCCAGATCGACTTCCGGGTAGCGCTATGAACACTCTACAGTTAGTGGAGAACTTCATCGACCACTATAACAAGCCCTTCTCGACAGAGACGGTGGCAAGCATGATCCAGAAAACACCTGAAGCGATACAGACTGTCCTGGAGTCACTGTTAGCGGATAAGCGCATTAAACTGATCAGCCAGTCGGAACGTATCTATGCCCGGGCTAACCGCTATAATGCTCAGATCGGTTATCAGCACTATAAGGGCTGGACCTTTGACCAGGGTGCAGCCCATCAACTGCTCGATGTCCTGGAGCAGGGCAAGTACAAGTCCATCCGGGACATCGCACAAGCAGTCGACAGATCAAGACAATGGGTCTATATCTACCTGGAAGCCCTGGCATCTATTGAAGTAGTCGATTTGAGGAACTTTGTCTATGTGGTTATCTCCCGCAAGAACGTCCCCAAGATCGGCAGAAAAGTCAACAAAGGCATCCTGAGCATGCTCCGTAACCTGAACAAGGTGCACGGGCACAGGATAATCACTTAACCACCAAACCCAACCAAACGAGGGTATTACTATGACGAAAGAACAGAGAGAACGCTACCTCCGGCAAGACATCCATGCCATGCGGGTCAAGAAGTTCAAGTGGTCGGAAGAGGACCTGAAAGGACTACTCAAGTACTTAGGGCTGGGCGACTCGCTTACCGCATTGGATGAACTGACCCTGACCGAACTCAAGTTGGTGTTGATGCGGGTTCGCCTCACTAACAAGCCTGATGAATACACCTATGACAAGCAGGGCATGTATATGCATTCCCTGATGATCAAAGCCAAATGGGATGAGTACAAGCTCAGAACCTTTATGATCACTCATTATCGCAAAAGCCACTGGAACCTGCTATCCAAAGACGAACGCAAAGCCGTAATCGCCATGTTGCAGAACTACATCAAGAAAACACAAACTGATCAAAACGAAAACAACTCAAATGCAAATAGAAACGATAACAACTACAAGGAGACATCTAATGGAAACCCCCAAGACCCCCAAGCCTAAGAAGACTGCCGACCGCACCAAGATCGATGCCAACGGACAGAGCATCCCCATCTCGATTATCAAACCGGAAATCCTCAAGCAGGATGCCATCGTCAACAAGACCATCGAACGAGCCAAGAAGTTACAAGAACGCATCATCAGAGATAAAGCCAAGCTCTTTGAAGAAGTGGAACTCTACCTGGAAGAGGTAGCAGAGAAGAACGGACTTCAGTGGAAGGGCAATGCCATCCTCAACAGCTTTGATGGAGAGAACAGGGTGGAGATCAGGTTCAAGGAACGCATCCAGTTCGGCATCGAACTCCAGCTTGCCAAGCAGAAGATCGATGAGTGCCTGAAAGAGTGGTCTGCCGACTCCAATGCCAACCTCAGAGCTATCATCGGTGAAGCCTTCCAGGTGGATAAGAAAGGCGAGATCGCCAAGTACCGTATCCTGCGTCTGCGCAGATACAACATCAAAGACACTGTCTGGAAAGAAGCTATGGAACTGATCGACCAGGCGATCCAGGTAGTATCCACCAAGCAGTATATCACCTTCTATGAGAAGGATGAGTCCGGACAACAGCGTCAGATCGTGCTCAACTTCAGCACCCTGTAAAAGAATGATTGGTATCCTAATGCAAGTGGATTTGAACTAAATACGGGAGAATGAATAATGACATCCATGAATACCAATACCGCAGAGGAGATAAAACCGATGAGCGTCTTCAATGATGAACGCAACTACCGCACGGATGAGATTGCTGATATCCTCCGGGTCGACCGCTCCAGTGTTTACCGCTGGATACGGGACATAGAGAACCCTCTGCCTGCTTTCCGCACCAAAGAGAATGGTCAATTGCGCTGCAAGGGCAAAGACCTGAATGCCTACTTAGACAAATACAAGGTAAGACCTGAGTATGAGTAATGCACTCGAGTTCCGTATCAAGCGGGACAACTGCAAGGAAGCCTATCTGAACGGTAAGACTGATCCCACTGAGCTGGCGGTGATCTTCGGAGTATCCGATATCACCGTCCGCAAGTGGATCAAGTCCGGAAAGTGGGATGAGCTATTCAAGGAAGAGCGTAAGCTTGACCATGAGATTAGCTTAGCCCGCAAGAGGGCACTCATCCAGGCACTGCGTGAATATGCTAAGAATCCTGCGGACACCGCTCTGCAGAGCCTGGTAAGCTTAATCAAACAGAACCAGAAAGACTCTGAGCCTGCCAAGGAACTGAACGACTACATTGTGCGCTTCCTGGATCAGGTAACCGACTTTATGATCGAGAAAGGGCATGAGACAATGCTCAAACAGTTCCAGGGCATCGTCCTTGACCTTGCTGAGTACTTAAGAGTTAGAAATGGATAATATTACAGCCACGGACATGGTTGCCTCCAAGCCTACAGACCTGCCTACCCTCCAAACCCAAACCTGCCAAGCGGAGCCGTCGCCTCCGGCTCCGCACTTTCATGGTTACCCTCCTACCACTGGTTATGTCTAAGAAGTTCATTCAGCGGCATAACAAGGCACTGGCGGAGATCGCTTCAAAAACGATCTCCGTCTTGCCTTTTATAGACGATAATCCCGAAGCTAAGACCGACAGGATTAGGAGAACCACCGCAGAGGGATGGGATGCCTTCTCATTCTTCTGCCATACCTATTTCCCGCATATCTTCCCACTACCTTTTTGCCCAGCACATGAGACTATGTTCGATGAGACTGATAAGGGCTCAGGCATCATTGGAATCACAGGTTTTCGTGGGCTGGGCAAAACGGTACTCATGGGAGTGGTCTATCCGATCTGGAAGATCATTAAAGGTGAACGCTACGTAATCCATACTGCCGCAGACGTAGATCTGGCGCAGGAGAGAACTGCCTTCACCTTACATGAACTGCAGAACAATAAGCGGCTCACTATGGATTATCCAGAGCTGCAGCCAGTGGATGCCTTTGATCTGGATTTCTATCTCAAAAATAAAGCCAGGATACGTGCCAGAAGTATCAAACAGAGCCATCGTGGAACAATCAATCCCAAGACTGCTAAGCGGCCCGGGCTAATCGTCTGCGATGATATCGATAAAGAAGAGAACATGGGTAACCAGTCCATTGGTAAACGTAGAATGGAGAAGATCACCCAGGAGCTTGCCGGAGCACTCTCCCCCGAGGGAAATGGCAAGATCGTCTGGCTCGGTAACCTGGTACATCCCAATTACTCCATCTGTCAGTTTCAGGAGCTCATATTAGGCGATTTACGGGCAGATAATCCAGAATTAGACGTAACATACAAGATTGCATTAAAGACGCACCAAAAAGCGATATTGCGCTTCTCTCTCGAAGATATGCATGGCAAGTCCATCTGGGAGGAGCAGTACCCCACTGCCACTCTTCCAAACCTTCGAGCCAAGTTCGGACATACCGGTTATCAGAGAGAGATGCTAGGACAGCCGGTAATCGAAGGTAACATCTTCAAGAACCACTGGTTCACCAAGTACAGAACACTACCGGAACCATCCCAGATGAAGCGGGTCTGGCTCTATGCCGATCCTGCCTGGGGAGAGAAGGGCTGTTACAAGGCTGTTATCTCCATTGGATATGATGGTAACCGTTTCTACGTGATCCATGTCTGGATACGTCAAACTGAGAATACCAAGTTCTTCAGATACTACTACGATGCCTATCAGGAATTGGATAGAATCTACAGAGTGAAAGCCAGGGCAGCCTGTGAGACTACTTATGGTCAAGCTCGTATCCTGGCAGACTTCGATCAGTGGGCACAAGACAACCACCTGCCACCAATAAGCCATCGTATCAAGCGTATAGATAACAAGGATAACAAGAACCTGCGCATCGAGAGGACTGAGACCATCATCGAGACTACCAAGGTCCTCTTTCCGGAGGGTCAGGATACTCCCACCCTAATATCCCAGTTCCTCACCTATCCTGATGGCTACATCGATGGCTGTGATGCTTTGGCAGGATGCCTGGAACGGTTCTCTGAATACGATATCGGCAGGAACAGGGTCAAGGTCAGGAGATTCAGTTTCTGATGAACTACTACGATAAGCTCATGCTTGAGTACTACCGGGTCCTCAACAATGCCTGGAAGACCGAGATCAGAGATGCTACCCGACTAGCCATCCAAATGTTGAGTGACATTCCACGAGCTGAGAAGCTCAACCGGGACTCCATAGATAAGCTTATGGGCATCATCAATGCGCAGTTGGGAGATGACTTCGCAGCACTGGTCAATGAGCCCACCAAAGCGATAATAGACCGCTGTGTGCGGCTCGGACTCAAGGACACGCAAGTGCAAGCTCCGACCAAGACCAGCATCGGACTCTGGGGCATTGAAGATCAGCATCTCTCCTCGACTATCCAGAAGCAGCAGTTGTTCTGGATCGGTAATCACTTTGAAGCCGATGTCCGGCAGAACTTTGCTAATACACTCACTAAAGCCATCGAGCAGGGATACACGAAAGAGATGCTGGCAGATACTCTCAAACAACAGTTTGGGGATATCGCAGAGAAGTCATCATATTACTGGCAGGGACTGGCAGAGCATACCGCCCTAAGAATACGAGAGTTCGGAAGGTTACAGGGATACAAGAAAGCCAAAGCCAGATACTACAAACTGGTGGTGATCCTGGATGATCGCACCAGCGACATCTGCCGGGCTCTGGCTGCCCAGGATAAGACATATCCATTAAACGATGCGATTGAAGTTATGGATAACCTCATGGCTCTGGATACCAAGTCCAACAGCTTGGATGATGCCAGAGACTACATCAAAGCCCTTGCACCCTGGATCAAAGATGATCAGATCGAATACGACTCAGAGATGAACCCAGTCAGTGTCTCCGGAGCGCATACACCGTTTCCACCGTTTCATTGGAAGTGTAGGACGAGCACCGTATTTTCTTAATCTATCACTTTGATGTTGACAGTTTTCAATGCAATTGATCCTTTGCTACAAAGGAGAATTGTTAGTGTTCAAAGTAACTTGGGACAAAAGTAATAATGGAGTGATCCTCAGTGATGGAATCCCTGAAAATGAGGCGATACAACCACCTAGACCAGTGTTTTTTGAGGAATTAGATTTACTCGGTTTCGATAAGCATTGGATATACCCGAAAAGCCTAGAACCGTTATTGTGGGCGGTAGGAAGATCATATTTTTACATGGGGGTTGAAGTTGCTCAATTGAAGGGAGGTGATATATATACTTTACCTGTACCTGAGGTTTTCTATCCCACTATTGAAGAGCCAAATAACAAATTATTGCCTATTGATATTGACAAATTAGTATCCATAAATTCAAAATCACTTAGAAGCCTAGAAAATCAATCAATAGATTTTATACAGCGTACCTACAAGCAATTTTATAATGAGATAGACATCATTGCAGTATCATACAGTGGCGGAAAGGACTCCCAAGTAGTATTGGATTTAGCAGTAAAAACACTCTCAATTAGGGATTTTCGAATCATTTTTACTGACACAACAATGGAATATCCATTTACTTATGAGAATATCATCGAGACTCAAGAGTTTTATAAGCGCAACCATCCTGAATTCGTTATTCACACAGCACATCCATACCGAGACTCTATCGATGATTGGAAGTTGTTCGGCCCACCAAGTAGGATTCACAGATGGTGCTGTTCAGTTGATAAAACTGCACCCTTTTCAAGGCTGTTAAATAGCTTTGTAAATCAATCTGGTAAGAAGACACCAAGATCGTTAGTGTTTGTAGGAGTTAGAAAGGACGAGAGTGCTAATCGAGCTAAATACTCGAGAATTGCACGAGGTGTCAAACACGTTAATCAGATTAATGCTGGTGTCATTCATGATTGGAATACAACCGAGGTTTTTCTTTATATTCTTCAGAATAGGCTCCCTCTAAATATAGGATATCGAAAGGGATTGAGCAGGGTAGGATGTATGGTATGCCCATTCAACACATCTTGGTCAGAAGCTTTAAGCGGTCATTTAAAGATACCAAAATATAGCCAGTATCTTAGCATCATAGAAGATCACGTCAGGCTTCTAGGCATTCAAGATGAGTCCAAACTCAAAAAGTACATTTCCGAACAGCAATGGATGAAAAGAGGTGGCGGTGAGGGTGTTGATCAAAAGGGAACAAGTGTTACTTATACAGAGATAGACAATAATCTAATTGTGTTAATACAGAGGTCGAGAGAGAGTATTCTGGAATATATGAAGATTTTGGGCGAATTGCACAGCGTGAAAGTTGATGGTGTAATTAGGGGCGAAGTATTATTCAGGGGATTTTCAATCCAGTTTTCATATTACGATATGAATGAATCTGTTAAAGTTGAGTTCTCCAATATTAATCACTTGAATGATGTAAAAAGAGCTATCAAAAAAGTAATGCAAAAGGCTGCCTATTGCTCAAATTGTGGTGTATGCGAACTAGAATGTCCGCATGGTGCTCTTATCACAAATCCAAAAGTTCAAGTTTTACAGTACTGTAAGCATTGTTTAGAATGTCTGGAAGTAAGCAATAAGGGGTGTTTAATAGCTGACTCACTGTCTATATCCACGGGAGGAAAGAAGATGTCTAAAGAGCTTGATGGATTCGGTAAGTATCAAGATTTCGGAATGAGAGAGTTTTGGTTATCCTCATTCTTGCATAATTCCGACTACTATTTTACTGAAGCTAATGGAATGGGACCCAATCAGATTCTGAGTTTTAAAGCATGGTTGCGAGATTGTGAATTGATGAAAGACAACCATGTTACTGAGTTAACAAAAATCTTTGTCCAGCATTATAGTGCCCGGTTTGACATAATAATGCAGATTTGTTTGATAAACTTGTCATACAACTCACCCGTCTTTTTGTGGGCTATGAATAATTTGGCTTGGGGAAGCCAGCATAGCGTCAAAGAAATTATCGACAAAATTACTACTCAATACGAGGTTAGCTTAACTCGAAAAATTGATAGTGGTGTGAAGTCACTGTTCAACACTATTGAGTGTTTCGACGTAGCCAAAGAAATCGGTTTTTTGCATATCGAAGGAAACAAGAACAATCGGACTTTGGTTAAAACTGGTAGCGAAAGCATTCATCCTATAGCATTTCTGTATTGTTTGTATAGACTTCGTGAGGTCACGAATAAGTCCGCTTTTACCGTTAATGAGCTTTTTGACAACAATGAGTGGGTAACACCCAATAAAGTTTTTGGCATATCGCGTGTATCGTTCATTAGTATGCTGAAATCATTACATAACACCCTTCATCATCTTGTAAGGGTGGAAATAGTGGCCGACCTTGATAATGTTTTTATTCGTGAAGGTTCCAGTTCTATCAACTTATTGACTGACATGCAAGTACTTGAATTATTATAGAGAGGGGTTAATCGCATCATGTTGATATCAGATTTAGTGTCCTTACAGAAGTCGTTTGTTCCAGCAGTAGATTTAGAAAATGAGCAAGAATCCTATTGGGAAAGATTCATCCCAATCGACAGTTTTAACATAATCCTTAAGGCACTCATCAAATCAATTCAAAGCAAGGATATTCATGAGAGACAGTCGATTTGGGTTCAAGGTAGATATGGTACAGGGAAATCGCATGCTGCCATAACTATTAAACACTTGCTATCTGACAATCAGGATAAGACTTTGAATTACTGTGCGAATGTCATAGATGACAACGAACTCAGGGCCTTGTTAAAAACAATGCGTAGTAAACACAGAATCCTACCAGTATTATTAAAGGGCACAACTAACATATTTGATCTAAGATCATTTAATCTGGCTATTGAAAAAGCCGTAGTCAAGGCACTAACAGACAATAATTTAGTATTATCTACGAAAAGTGATTTTGCAAAGCATATTGACTATTTAAATTCGATGCAACCTAGCAATGGCTGGGATAGTTTTATTCGGGATAACATCAACTTATCTCAGTATGTTGCGAACCAGAAAGATTTGATCCTGAAACTACAACAGGAAGATGTACAAGTTTTACGAGCCCTGGAGAATGCTCTATCATCAATTCAAGTTATGATATCTCATACGAGTATTTCTCAGTGGTTAAAGGAAGTAGTTAACGAGGTAAGGAAAACCACTGAATACACAGAAATTCTAATATTTTGGGACGAGGCAACACATCTGCTCGAATTAGTAAACAGCGATCATTACGTAAAAGAGCTTCAAGGCATTGCGGATTTAGCTGCAAGTAATGGAATTTATCTGTATATGATTAGCCACCGAAACATCGAACAACTCAGGTCAAACATCTCAAACGACGTGCTTCAGACAGTTATGGGAAGGTTTAAGCAATTAAATTATGAGATGTCACCAATTACGACATATCAAATTATGAATGCATCTATTTGTAAAAATCGTACACCAGAGTATGTAGCCATAACAAGCTCTTTTAAAGAAAACCATGAAAATCTAGTCAGGGTTATTTCCGATCACAGTCTCGACATAAAAGCGTCCGATCAACTAACGGGTTTATGGCCATTTCATCCGTATACTGTTTTCCTCTGTTCATACATTGTGGAAAATATTGGATCTACTGAAAGGAGTGTTTTCAAGTATCTGTATGATGATAACAAAGGCTTCAAAGGCTTTATAGAAGGCCAGGAAGCTACCAGCGATTCTGTTATTACTGCCGATCACTTATGGGAGTATTTCATAGATGATTTTCTCAATAATGAATCCAGCAACTATTTAACAGTATTAACTCAGTGGGATCTCCATAAAGATTCTGTTACAAAGGCTGGGAATGAATATCTGAAAGTGTTTGAAGGCATACTATTGCTAAATGCTTTACATCGATCATCTCTATACATTCATCAGGATAAGAGTTTAACAGCGCCAAATCTTAAAAACATACTGCTGATGTTCAGTAAAACCAATTTGGAGATTGCTGTTGATATTGTGATTGAATATCTGGATAAAAATCAGATCATATACAAGAACCCCAATGGTTTGTTATTGATTTCGAATATGAGTATTTCACCGTCTGAGCTTGAGGGATATAAAGTTCAAATGGAAGACCATTACAAAAAGAACGATAGTGTTGTACTTTCAATTTTAGACACGAAGCTTCAAAGAATAACAACACTAATAAACGAGCCTACTTATAGGCCGGTAGAAGTTTTATATTTAGATGCAAAATACACCCTTAACCATGCCAGAAGTAAGGTTTTAGGTAAAAGTGCTTTTTCTGCGATGCATAGCATCCACTTGGTGTTCATAATTTCGCAAAGTGCTTCGCATGTGCAGTCTGCGGAGAAAATAATCGAGGCGATGCTGGAGGAAGAAAGCTCACAAAATATTGTTTTTGTCGTTCTTGATAAGTTGTTTGACGACAAATCCACAGATAAATATATAGAAATTAGAGCTAGAGAGGAAGCTGCAAGAGTCCATAACTACAAAGATGATCAAGCTGCTTATAAGCGGAATGCTGATGATATAGTGGATAAGTGGATTCAAGAAGTTAGAAATAGCTATTTGAACATTTTTTATGTTGTGCCGGGCCAGGGTCTAACTAATTACCAAGTTCTATTATCTGCATTCGGACTGTCAATTAACACGAGAATCGCTCCCATAATTTTTTACAAGGGATTCGATACTCTTGCAGATAAAACCACAAAATCAATCTGGGAAACGAAAAGAGCAAAGCAAGCTGCAGCTAATTTCCTTGCCTCTCCAACCCTAAGCGATGTAGTTGAAAAGTGCTCTGGCTCTTATGGGACTCTAAAAACCATAGTACAAGCAAAAAATGATCAATACATAGTCGATGAAAACTTGAACTTACTGAAAAGTTTTGGACAACACCCAACCAGTTTTGTTAGCGTAGGTATCGATGATAAATTATCTACCTTACAAGGGGTGACTTCATTTGAACTTGCCGAGCTTATAAGTTTTTTGAGAGAGCCTCCTTATGGATACTATGGCAATACAATTACATACGCACTTCTTGGATTCATTCTTCGAAAGTATGCTGGAGTATTTTATGAAGTTGGCAAAGGTGTACCAATCGACTCAGCGAGGATGTTAGAGTTGATTGAAAAGATATTCAAATATTGGGAAGCTGGAAGTCCTCAAGTCTACAGTTTTCCCATTAGATTAGGGTCTCCTGAGGAAAACAAGCTCTGCTCTCTATTAGTAGATATTTTTGGAATTGAAGCAGTAAAAGGCATTCAAAACACGAGGTGGAAGATTAGGGAATGGATAAACATAATTGGCTATCCAATCTGGGTATACAAAACATGTAACTCCCTCATAGAAAAGACCATCGATAAACTAGCTGAATTCGTACAAAGCACTGATGTTGATTTAACCAACGCGGATATTGTTACGTTGCTGAATGAACTTGATGCATTGTCATTTGAGATTAAAGAAGCTTTGCAGCAAGATGCCGCAGCACTTTTCCACAAATGGATCAATTCGATAAATCCAAATTACTCCAAATCAGAAGTTGCATTAGTGTGGAATTATGTGAAGCAGAAAATGCCTGAGAATGTTGATGTGTATGGATGGAATGAAGATAAGGTAAAAATAGCAGTTTTAGAGTATTCCCTGGATGCCGAAATCAAGTTGGGGGCTAACGAAGGGCAAGATAACGGGGATAAAAATGGTGGAAATGGAAACACAACCGAAACTAATCCTGGGGATGACTCTACCCGATTCAGCGATTCTGTTAGTAAGGTGCAAAAAGAAAAAGCAATCAAAATTGTACAGGATAACCAGAGTGACTATCTTGAGATTATGATAGCTATGTTTGAATTATTCCCAGGTTCTGTATCCTACATTATCGAAAGATACCTGGAGCATTGATTATGTACAGAGTGCAAGAATTCAATGACATTAGCAAGTTGATCGCTGCGTTGAATGATGATATGAACAATACAACATCAGCTACCTTGAATAGATTTCCAATTCGTTTTATCCTTGTGCCCACCTTTAATGAACTGAGACTACTAGTTAATCACTTTATCAAAAACAAGACTCCTCTTGTCAAAATTGATGCCCTACTTCCACACGCTGATGGATGGCCTTCAGTAGACCTGATAATTAACACTGTTAAGCAGATTAATCAAACTACTGCTCTTATTCCCCTTTCCGAAGTCTTAAGATTTTCAAAGAAAGACGAATTCAATAATGTTCTTAATAGCTTAGCACAACAAATGTCAATGGCATCATACAGAATATTCATTCCTATTGTTGGTCTTTCTCAAAGATTTAAGTCTCAGTTTTATAATTCATTTAGTAGAAAAGCAAACTGGCCAGATGTTTATCATCTTTGCGGATCAACCGACGAACACATTGTCGTAAAGCATCTACCCATTCATATGTTTCCCCAAAATAAAGATCTCATCGTTAATAAAACCATAGTATCATCTTCATCAGATTGGTTCAAGCTATGGAGTAAGCCTATAACGAATACTGTGTATTGTACCTCAGCACTTCTTTTTCATAAGTCTATAGAATTTCAACCAGATGAATATATAGACAAACGTGATATCGTGTCTTATTCTGATGTATTGAGGGAAATTTACGATATTGAGTTAGCTATGGTATTCAAGGATGAAGACTCAGAATTTGCGGAAAATATGATAAAGTACATTAACAACAAAGGATTATGCAGTATTACAGAAGAGGCATTGTACAGCATAATTCTAAATGTCCATGATGTCTCAGAATTAGATGATGAAAAAATAGTCTCATTACTTGTCAGCAATGACTCTGAGAATGGGAAACTAAAAACTTGGCTAGTGTCGAAGCTAGTGACTGACGATTATATTATCGTCGGGCAGTACCTTAAGAGTGTGCTTTCAAAAAGTACGGGTGGATTCCATTTGCTCGATTTCTTGAATGAGCTTTGGTTTAGTATTTTTACATGGGATATCCCAAGAACTCCTGATCTATATGACCGCAGAAAGATAATTGACTTTATTTACAGACATTTTGCAACGATCACGCTTCCTGATGAAGAAAAACTACAGAAAAAGCTGGAAGCCATTTTAGTCACACAGATGCCCTTTCAAACGAAATTATTATGTTTCACAGCTGTAACTAATGCCGAAAAAGAAGTATTGGTCAGTGTTTATTCAAAGACTACAACCCATGATGAACCAATATTCTGGGATACGATTCAACCCATATACCCTGAGTTTTATTCTTATGCAAAATGGGATGTAGCAATCCATAAAGAGGATTGGATTACAAATTACTTTAAGGAGTATGTTCAGAGCAAAGCCAGAAATGAGAAGAGTGGGGTATTATCTGAGATTCTCAGTGATGTGTCTAAAGACCATGAATCATTCTGGACCTGGTATCATGAGCTATTTTCAAGAAGACCTGATATATCTGAAAGCCAAATTGTTTGGGTTGATGGATTAGGAATCGAATGGTTACCCGTTTTGTTGAAAGCACTTTTCGTAGTAGCGCAAAGTTCTGGTTATAGTATTGACGAAGTGGTTATCTCGAGCTGCAAATTACCAAGCACAACTCAATATAACAGATATGATTCCGCAGTCAAAATCAATCTTTTAGATCAATACATCCACAATCAGTGTCCATATAAGCATCCAAATGACTTAGTTAGAGAGATTGATCTAGTCAAGAGTATTGCGACAAAAATATTTAGCATTGGGAAAGATGATGAGTTTTGGATTGTGTCGGATCATGGTTTTACATTCCTATCACAAAAAAAATATGGCATAGAAAAGAAATATAATATTCAAAATGCCGAACACGATGGGCGTTATTTCTTTTCTAATAGTGCATATGCGGAAGACCATGAATTGTTGTCTGTGACGGACTCAAATGGAAGCAACATTGTTATGTCATTAACTCATAATTCTTTGTTTAATGTGCCTTATCGTGAAGTACATGGTGGATGTACACCGGAAGAAGTAATGATCCCTTTCATAAAAATCAAAAAGCAAGTTCCTGTGGGGCAATTTGTTGTGAAGCTATTATCCGCAGAGATTAATGTAAAGAAGCCTATTGTTAGCTTCGAAATATGTCCATCTCCCAATATTGTGTCACTAAAACTTGAGCTTACTTCAAAATGTGTAAGTATTCCTATGTATTATGATGGAGGTTTATGGCATGCAAATATTAGTAGCCACTTTAAGCCAGGTGATTACATGATTAAACTAGAAGTAGATACTGTTATTCATGAATATTCAGTTAAGTTAATAGGCGGAATGAAAGAGAGAGATTTAATATGAACCAGATTCTCGACAGTAAAATCAGATCAGCATTCCCTGCTGAATCTGTGTATAAAACTCCTGATAGATATAGTGTTTTTTCCGGAAAGATACTACCTTCGTTCATAAAAGACTGGTTAATTGCAAAGTACTCTGATAGTTATGGGAATCTTGACACTCATGCAATCAGCGATTTTTTAAAAGAACATATTCCCAACAAAAACAGCAATATCAAAAGCAGGTTGCGAGTTAACAAAGAAGAATTAGTTATATTGTCCAGACTCTTAATAGAGACGGATATAAAGAACAATTTGCTAAGATTCGCTATACCTGATCTTGGGATAAAAATCACTGAAGGATTAATTCCAGACTATATAGCAAAGAAGCATGTAGAATTGAAGGATGGTGAAGTTTGGGGAGTTATAACGATTATATACAAACCACCAATCGACAAAGTTCCGGGACATATTGAATTGATTGACTTTAAGGCTTTCAATCCTTATGATGTTGATGTGGACTATTACAAAGAAGCTCGCAAAGAATTTTCGGTAGGAGATTGGGTTGATCTGTTAATTAGGTCAATGGAATATAATCCAGATTATCAAAACTCAGACAATCCGTCGCAGAGCTTCACCTTATCAAGGAAATTACTCTTCTTGAGTAGGTTGATTATTCATGTCGAACCCAATGTAAACATGATTGAGCTTGCCCCCAAAGGTACGGGTAAGTCATACGTTTTTGGAAATTTAAGCAAGTATGGGTGGCTTGTTAGTGGGGGGGTCGTCTCACGAGCCAAGCTCTTATATGACATGCAAAGAAAAACACCAGGATTGTTGAAGTTGTATGATTTTGTTGCACTTGATGAGATTGAAACAATTAAGTTTACTGATGAGAATGAGATTCAGGGTGCGTTAAAAAACTACTTAGAGTCTGGAACATATACTGTTGCCGATTATAGAGGTGTATCCAATTCTGGATTAATGTTGTTAGGTAATATTCAACTAAACGAGTTTTATAGACCTGTCAATAGTTCCTATTTTTCTGGATTGCCTACAATATTTAAATCATCTGCTCTATTAGACAGATTCCATGGTTTCATTGAAGGGTGGGAACTAGTTAGAATTACTGAGGATATTAAAGTCAAGGGTCAAACTCTTAATGTGGAGTATTTTTCTGAGATTCTCCATAAACTCCGCGAGATCGGTGATTATGCTATGATTGTGAATGATATGCTTGAAATCCCAAAGAATGCCGACACAAGGGACGTGAAAGCTGTTATAAAGCTTACGACTGCTTACCTTAAGTTACTATTCCCTCATGTTCAAACTAAGGACGATCTGACAAAAGAGGACTTCCAAAAATACTGTCTTGCCCCAGCAATCTATAAAAGATCAATTATTAGAAAGCAGCTATCCATAATGGACCCAGAATACAAGGAGCAGATGCCCATAATAACTATTAAATAGATGATTTCCAAGTAAATCCCTTTAAGGACAGTCATTGTGTGTTTTTCACAATAAGCAATGACTGTCCTTTTTTTTCTATTCTACTTTTCTGTCGCATCCTTATGCATCCGTATTTGTGTTAATACAGGGTAGTGGCTTCCTTGCTCCAGATAGAGTATCCAATACTACTCGCAAGGAGATACGATGGAAGCCACACTGTTGGAACGCATCAAAGAACAACTGGTTAGACACGAAGGTCTGAGGCTCAAGCCATACCGCTGCACTGCAGGTAAGCTGACCATCGGCATTGGCCGCAATCTCGATGACTGTGGTATTTCCCAGACCGAAGCTTATGTGCTCTTGGAGAATGATATCCAGAACTGCGAGAAACAGCTTTTGGATGAGATTCCAGAGATATACAATGCTATGGATGAAGTCCGCAAATCGGTGCTGCTGAACATGTGTTTCAATCTGGGTATCGGTGGGCTGCTTGGTTTCAACAACACGCTGGCTTATATAGCTGCCGGAGACTGGGAACGAGCTGCCAATGGTATGCTTGCCTCCAAGTGGGCAAAGCAGGTTGGTCGCAGAGCGATAGAGCTATCTGAACTGATGAGGAAAGGTAAGTGATACCGATCCCGGTCGAGATTGATGCCATGCTGGCTATACTCAATTTGCCCAAGGAAATGGCTGATAACTGCATCTTCAAAGAACATCAGACACTGGTTCTGGAGATGGTTCGTTCGGTTGTTCTACCTGAACATTATACTAGGGCAATCCAGGAAGACATGCCTGAGGATGATCCATTCTGTGTCTCTTTTCGTTTTGGGTTCTCTTTCCTGATGCTGCACAGCACTTGTGAGTTTCTCAATTTGAAGACCCTGGGCGAGGGAATAGTCAAGACCGTAGGATTAGACCAGTCTGCCACCGAGTTGCTCACAGGGAGCGAAATTGACGCATTCAAAGCTAACCTTGAGCTGAGAGCACTGACCGGGCTTCGAGAGTATCTCAGCCCTACAGGTTTACTTCGGCTTGAGGAGCTTAAACCCAGACCCCCGAGAGTGATCCGGGTGGGAGTGATCTGATGACCGACAATACAGAAGGGCAGACACGCAGGTCTGCCCCTACGGATGAACTGATGCGGGAGATCTACCTGGCTATCTATGCAGCCTTGGATAGCCGACTGCATTTAATCGGTTCTGTAATCGATGCCGAGTCCCGCAAGGAGATACTGGCACAGCAGATTTACGATAAGGGCGATTTCTATGGCAATGCCGGCTATCTGGTCGAGACCAGTCCTGATGCCATGATCCTCAGAGTAGGCTCCAATGTGCGTCATGAACCTTTCGTTTTGGGCGGCAAAGTGCCTTCCTGGACTCCTATTGCTCCACTTATCGCCTGGGTCGAACGCAAGCACCTATCTTGGACTGATAAAGAGACAGGTAAGCTACTGACCGTAGCCGAGATCGCATATCTCATCCGGGGCAAGATCAAACGGGAAGGCATCGCTGCCCGTAATGTGTTTGCTGAGGTTATCGCCAACCGGGAGCAATGGATATACCAACAATTGAACGATATAGAGGTGAATCTATGACCGCTCATGAGAAGTTTATCGCAGACCGGAATCGGATAGTCGATGCATTGAAGTTTTCTGATATCCCCACCATCCAGTTCAACAAAGATGCTATCCCCAAGCAGTTGCCTTGTGCCATCGTGATTCTCGACTCAGAGACAGGCAAGAATGGCACTTCCAGACAGTATGTGAGTACTGATCTGGCATGGACAGTCTTCCTAATCGTCAATGCACAGAACGTATCTGATCCAGATTCCGACTTGTACCAACTCAAAGAGAAGTTTCGGAGTTTCTACCTCAAGCTGATGAACCGGGACCTGCCCAGTGTGGAGTATTATACCAGCCGCATCGATGGCACTCGTCTTGTACGCATTGCCAAGATCGATCTGCTCAAGGCAGGAACTGGAGCCTCTGCATGAGAGTAATGCGACTGGGTGGCTATAACCTGGCAATAAGCTCTGCTGCTGGTCTCCTGGAGACCAAATACAAGCCTGAGCCGATTGACTTATCCAAACTGAGTAGAGTCGGTAAGCAACTGATCTCCAAAGCAGCAGAGACTAAGAAAGTAGTCTCTCAGCCCTATTCTATGGGTAATCTGCTCAACCTCCTGGATACCGATGAGTACCACTCCGGTTGTGTGGATGCTCTTTCTATGGCAACTGTGATGGAGTTCGACTGCAAGAACAGCCAGGTCAAGTCGTGGATGGAAGCTGCCGAGTTTCCTGCCTGTGAAGACCAGACCACTATCCTGGCAGAGATGATCAAGTTCTATCTCGCCTGTGGTAATGGCTTCCTGATCAAGATGCGTAATGCTCAGGGTCAGTGGATGGGACTGGAACGCATGCTGCCCAGCGAAGTGCAGATCGTGGAGAACTATGACGAGTTCGGCTTCTTTCGACCCAACTACATCCAGGTGAAGAACAACCAGAAGAAGGACTTCGCCTATGCCGACATCATCCACATCAAGAAGAGTACCCACAAGAGTAATGCCTGGGGCTTAGCCTGCCTGCCGATAGCTATCAATGTCGAGATACTTTCTGAGATCAAGACCTTCGACTACAACAACTTCAAGAACGGTCTCATGATCGACTATTTCGTAATAGTGGAGGGTGGAACTCTACGTGATGGCACTGTAACTGATGAGCAGGGAAATGAAGTACTGACCGATGCCTATACCGAGATTGAGAAGGCTCTCACTGAGGTCAAAGGCAATGCCAAGAGCCATTCTACTGTCCTGATCGAGAGCGAGAGCCGGGACGTGAAGATACGCCTCGAACCACTGCGTCAACAGGACAGAGAAGGTGGCTTCATCACCCTTAAGAAAGACCTGAGAGAAGGTATCTTCGCTTATCACCGGGTCCCTGCAAGGATTGTCTCCCAGCTTATCCCAGGGCAGCTTGGTGGCGATAACAAGAGCGATATGCTGATGTTCTACCACTTCGTAGTCAAGCCGCTGCAGAATCGCCTGGCACTCACCCTGGCAATAGAGTTCAACTTTGAGTTCGGGTGGAACCTCACTCCGGACGACTTCAATTTCGGCAATCTCACCGAGAAGCTTCAATCTGCGGATGAGCAACTCTTTATGCAGAATCGCAATCTATAACACGAGCCATATTATGCAATATTTCAAACAGCAAACCAGCAATCTACAACCCATCACTAACCCTAAGGAGGTACAGTGAATATCTTCGGAACCAAGAGCAAGATCGTGCAGAAGGGAGAACTGCGCAACGTAGAGGTCGAGTTAGTCTCGCTCCTCTTCGGGGAAATGACTCCCGCCAATCAGAAGGGCTTTGTGGTCAAGAACGCTTCCGGACGGAGCTTTGAACACAAAGTCAACTCCACCAAGTTCAAGAGTGAGACATCAGGCACTCAGGGACGGCTATACGTTACCCTGATGGAGCCGGATATCCAGGACAGCCAGGGCGACTTCTACTCAAAAGATGAGATACAGAAAGCCTGTGACCACTTTGCCAAGCACGGACTGGTCGGCAAGTGCGATGTGAATCACAACATGCAGCCAGTACCGGAGTTCAGCGTAGTAGAGAACTACATCCTCAAAACGGCTGACAAAGAGCATTACCCGGACACCAAAGTCGGTGCCTGGGTGCAGGTACTCAAGTGCGAAAACCTCCAGAGTGATCTATGGCAGAAGGTCGAGAAAGGCGAGTTCAAGGGTGTCTCCATCTATGGCAGAGCCGATGACTACCGCAATGCCGAAGCTAGCCTGACAGAGATCAAGAACGAACTCAACTCCTTACGTAAGGTAGCGGAGCAAAACAACAACACCGAGCTGCAGAAAGGGATCACAGCCATCTCAGAGAAGATAACCGAGATCGAAAAGAGCAGCGGTAACGTCATGCTCGGTGATGCCATCCACAGCATTGAGAAGAGCCTCAAAGACCTGTCAGTGACCATGTCTCGTGCTATCTCCAAGAGCATACCAGGTGAACCCGATGAGAACAAGTCTAACTTTGACCGCGAAGTGACCATCGATGGTAACAAGATAGTAGTCAAAGCTTCTCACCGTGAAATCTACAAAGGCATCTCGGATGTCGATTCCGGTAAAGCCATGAACATCCTGACCGCCAATACCACTTCGTTGTTTATCGATGAAGTGATCGGTAGCCAGCCCGGAGATACCCTCTCCGATATCTCGGTCATTCCCTTACTCAAAGACGAGAAGATCGATGTCGGGCTGATCGATGACCTGGTCTTCAAGAACAGCCTGGATGGCGCACTGACGGCTCAGGGTGTCTCCACTGCCGATCTCTCTGTCCCCACCGGGATACTCAATGCCGAGTTCACCTTAGGCAGGGATGTTGTGGAGTTCTATAAGGACAAGTACGGCGAAGATGCCTTCGGTGCCTATGTGGAGAACCACATCGCCAAGAAGACCGAGAAAGCCATGCGCCTGCTCCTGTTCAAGGGTGACAGAGCCTCCGGCACCGATAAACTCAAAGCTTTAAACGGCATCATCAAACTCGCCACCACTGCCACTGATGTGACCGAGATCGATAACGATACCTATGTCACCTTTGCCGAACGCTTTGAAGCCGCTCTGCTTGCCTTCTCCGATGAGATACTGGAAGAGCAGGAGAGCTTCAAGTTCTATGTCTCCCAGAAAGACCTCATCCGCATCCGATCTGAAATCGCCAAACGTGAGACCGCAGCCGGAGATCGCCTCTTACTTGAGGGCGGTAACATGTCCTTCGCAGGTATCCCCGTCAAAGCCAGGCTGATGCCGGATGACTATATCATCGGCGGACTCTCAAAGTTTATCATCATCGGTTACCGTACCGATGCCGAACTCAAGGTGGAACACCATGGAAGTGATTGGAAGTACCACTGGTACATCCGCATCCGTCCCGGTATCACTTACATCCCCAACTTTATCAAGATATTCCATGTCGTATAAGGAGGTACTAATGAAGATCACTGTCTTAGCCTTGGTGCTGATAGGCTTTCTCTGCCTTATCGCCCTGAACCTGTTTGCCCAGTACACCCTGCCTGTGGATACCCGCAAGATCGCCATCCAGATGAACAAGGGCTTCTCCTGTATGACCTACAGTCCATCTGCAGATACCCTCTGGAAAGCTATTGCTGTCCCCAGTGGAACTGTGGAAGTGGTGCTGATCCCAGCCACGGGTGGTATCGGTGTACGAGCCGATAACAGCAATGCCAATAACTCCTATGCCACTGTCCCGGTCGGTGTTCCCATCGTGATCCCCGTTTACAGCCAAAGAACCTTCTATATCCGACGGGCGGTTGCCGGAACAGCCAGTGTAGCCAACCTCATCTTCTATAAACTTTAGTAATTGAAGTAAAGTAACAAAGGAGCATTCATGGACTTCATCATCCAAAACCAAGCCTTCATCCTCGGACTCTTGACTACCATCATTGTCTGGATCATCTTCCGTGTCACTGGCAAGAGCCTGGACAAGACCAAGATCAACTCGGCTCTGGCGATCATCCTGGACATCATTCAGGATATCAAGACCAACCCGGCTACCAAGAACCTTGATGACTATGCCAAGAAGCAGTTGGCAGTCGAGCGGGCTACCAAGAGCCTGCCTGCCAAGCAGACCGGTCTGGTCATGAAGGTGTTCGGCACCCTCGGGGGAGCTATCGAATACGTCTTCCACAACCGCAAGTGGCTGTTCTCTATCGGTAAAGCCATCAAGGGAGTGTTCTGATGCCCCAGCCCATTCAACCGCCTACTTATCCGGCTCCCATGACCGAGACGGATATGCACTTCGTCTCTCTGGTTGATGTGATGGTGGCAGATGATATCTACTTCGGGATAGGCAACTATACCGAGACGGATATCGCCACCCTCTATGCGACCCAAAGCGCAGTCAAGACCGAACTGAACACCAACTTCGACATGATGGGAGAACTGGCTGAAAAGCCCGGTAAGACCGACTCCAAGATCACCAAGCTCAAGACCCGCAACTATACCCTGCCCGGTAAGCGCACCTCTACTGCGGAACTGAGCATCGTAGGTCTGTCCAACAAGCAGAAGAACTTCCTCGAAAGCAGCCTGTTCATGGGACGTAACACCACAATCGTAGTAGTCTCCAAAGCCTTCGACCGGGTGGTGATCTTCAATGGTTTGCGCTGGACAGTCGACTGGTCGGGAGAAGCTGACGGGCTGTTCTCGGTAGTCATCTCCACCGAGTTCTCCGGCATCACCAACGGCAAGATCTTTGTCCTCAAGGACATTCCTGCCGGAACCTAACAACATAAACCAACAACCAAGGACAAGAACATGGATTGCCAATGTAAACCTGAGATTAAAGACAAGATAGACAGTGTACATGAAGAGATCTACGGCAACGGAAACAGCAATAACTCATTGGTGACCAGAATGGCGAGAGTGGAGACGAACATGAAAATACTCCTGGGTGTCTCCACCTCCCAGTTCTTTATGCTGATCGGCGTTGCCATCAAGATGTTCTTCAACCAATAAGGACGGCACAATATGAAAACTGAACCCAAACTAAGCTATAACCAACTACGGCAGATCCTCAGCCTGACCATCTCCAACCAAACTCTCAAAGCCAAGCTTGAGGACTTCCTCTCCGGCAAGGTGACCAAGGTATCGGAAGTGGAACTGCTTGAACTGATATCCCAATCAGAAGTGGACAAGGAGCTTATCCGCATCATCTCCAGCCAGGACCCGGACAATATGGATGCACTTGAAGCGTTGGAGTACATCTCGGCTTTTTTCGTCTATATCAGAGCCAACAGCGAGAGGTTCAAAGGTTGGCTCGGGAGTTTCGGATTGGCGGTCAAAGCCAGTCCCGCTACCCCTACGAGAGGTTCGAAATGATCCTGCGTAAAATCGGCTTTACTAATGAGGATTTCGATAGTCTGACCCTGCCAGAACTGTACCTGCGGCTCTGCCTGGCTGATCCAAAAGGAGACTTCTAATGGATGCATTGATCGGATGGATCGGAGGTAAACGACTACTCCGCAAAACTATATCGCAATACGTACCCAAGGACATTCAGGGCTACATCGAACCCTTCGGTGGGGCTGCCTGGATGCTGCTTTACAAAGACAAATGGGGCGATCTTGAGGTCTATAACGATCTCGATTATCGCCTGGTCAATCTCTTCCTACAGGTGAAGTATCATCCCGATGAGTTGATCAAAGAACTGGACTGGTTGGTAGCCAGTCGTAAGCTATTTGGCGATATCCTCAAGCAGGAAGGCTTAACCGAGATACAGAGAGCGGCTAGGTTCATGTTCCTGATTACCAGATCATTTGGAAGCAAAGGGGATAGCTTCGGCACTTCTCAGAAGCGTGGCACCTCCAGTATGTATAACCGTCTGGAACGCATCAAAGAGCTGCACAAGCGTCTGGACATGGTCATCATCGAGAATCTCTCCTATGAGAAGGTGATTGAGAAGTATGATACCAAGAGCAACTTCTTCTACTGTGACCCACCTTACATGCTTGGCTATACTTATGAGAACTCCAAGCAGTTCAGTCATGAAGCCCTGAGAGACATCCTGAAGAATATCAAAGGCAGGTTCATCCTCTCCTATGATGACAACCCGGAAGTGCTGAAGCTATACAAGGGCTATGACATCAAGCATGTCACCAGAACCAAGGGCATCAACCGCAAGGAAGGTAAATCCGAGTTCAATGAAGTGATTATCGCCAACTTCCCATTGGAGGTGCAATGAACAGCATCATCTCCTGGGTAGGTGGCAAGCGTCTCCTGCGAAAGAAGATCCTCCCCATGATCCCCAAGCATGACATTTACTGTGAAGTCTTTGGTGGTGCAGCCTGGATACTATTCGGGAAGAGTCCCAACAAGGAAAACTGGCAGTTATCCAATAAGAGTAGATACACTGAAGTCTATAACGACATCAATGGTGATCTGGTGAACTTCTGGCGCTATATCAAACAGCATCCTGAAGCGTTTGTGACGGAGTTGAACCAGTACTTGGTATCGAGGGAGATGTTCGACACATTTACCCAACATGAGCCCAGAACTGAGCTTGAACGGGCTATCCGTTTCTACTTCCAGTTATCCTGCAGCTATGGCTCACGGTCAAAGAACTTCTGCATCATGCAGGGCTATAAATACATGCCACTGCGGAATCTGGAGAAGGTGAAAGCAGCTTCAGAACGGCTACAACAGGTAATCATCGAAAAGCAGGACTTTGAGAGGATCATTGCCCGCTTTGATACACCCAATACCTTCTTCTATCTTGATCCACCCTACTACACAAAGGAACATTTATATGACAGAGAAGACGCTGATGCCTTTACCAAGCATGAAGAACTGGCAGCCGCACTGAAGAACATCAAAGGGAAGTTCTTGTTATCTTATAATAATGATCCCTACATCCGCACACTCTACCAAGGCTTCACCATTGATGAAGTAGAAGCGCAATACACCGTCTCCGGTGCTTTTCAGACTGAAACTGAGTTACTTATCCGCAATTATTAATGCCTGACCTAACTTTCAAACTCATCCTCGTCACTGACGATGCCAATGTCAAGCTTGCCGAAGTCAAGCAGGAGGCACAGTCCGCCCAATCTGTGGTGGAGAAGCCTGTTTCGGTTAAGCTATCGGCAGAACAAGCATTAGCTACTATTAGAGATGTGAAGATTGCTGTCGATGGAGTGATCCAGGTAGTCGGTGGTCTGGTGCGTTCGATGAATGGACTGTTGGATGCTTCTTTGGGTCAGCGGCAGTCGTTCAAGCTGGCTTCTATAGCCTTTGGAGAAGCAGCATCTGAGATGAGTAAGTTCGCTTCCTCGATGCAGGAAGTGACCAACTTCGAGGATGATCAGCTGCTGGCTCTGATGTCCAAACTGTCCCAGACCTTCAAACTGAACAAGGATGAGATACAACAGCTTGTGCCATTACTCCTGGACTTTACTGAAGCCAATAAAGCTACCGGAATGAGTTTGGAATCAGCCTTTGACCTCATGGGTCGTGCCCTGAACGGACACACCGAGATGTTAGGCAGATATGGTATCGAGCTTGATGATACCCGGCTTAAGACCGAAGGTGTATCTTATCTAGTCGAGAAGCTGGGTGAGGACTATGGCGGAACTGCTACTGCCCTGGCTGATCTGCGTCTGCAGAATGCCAATGCCTGGGGAGATATCCAGGAGACTGTAGGCGATATGCTGACAGTCCTGATTAATCCTTTGTTGTCTGGTCTGCGGTGGCTGATGGATGCCTATCAGAGCCTGTCTCCGGTCATGCAAGGTTTCGTTGCTGGGATCGTGATAGCTTTACCTTTGATTGGCACTATTACTACTGCGATCACTGCTCTGACTGCTGCCTACCATGCGCTGCGTGTAGCCATGAACCCGGTGGCAGGAATCATTGGAGTTGCGGTGGGTGCTCTGTCTGCACTGGGACTGGGACTGGCAGCAGCTTCGGTCAAGACTGATGCTGTTACAACTGCTCAGAAGTCCATGAACGATGAGATCAAAGACTGTGGAAAGCAGGTGTCAGTGGAGGCCGAGAAGTTCTCTCTCCTGGCTAATCGGCTCTTGGAACTGCGCTCACAGACCACCCTTGCCAATGCCGATAAAACCGAGATGAAGAACATCATCAGGTCACTTAATGAAAACTACTCGGAATACATAGGCAATATCAACCTCGAGACTTCATCCTACAATAACCTGGCAACTGCTTTGCGTAACGCTTCAGATGCCCTGGTGCAGAAGAAGATAGCCGAGGTCTATGGAGAGAAGTATAATGCTCAGATCAGGAAGGTAGCCGAACTGCAAATCCAGATCGACTCTCAACAGGCTGAGGTGGACAGGGTCCGCGCCCGTAAACAGCAGTTGATGAACTCAGTCGACTGGGAGTTTCTGACCAGTGACCGCAATGCCATGGGCTTCAATCCTGCTACCTACTTCGGTAATGATGGAGAGTGGCTCAAGTTAGAAAGACGGCTCAACCAGTTCAGTGCTTTGCATGGACAATTGAGAGCTGCTAAGAGCGACCTGCAACAGATAGGTGCCGCATATCGCCAAGCTATGCTTGATGCTCCCGACCTGACCTTTACTCCGACCTCAGGTTCTGGTGGCGGTGGAAGTAATGCAGGCAATGACTATGATGAGCGTCAGCGTAAACTGGAGCAGTTGGCTCAACTGCAGCAGAGATATGATACCCTGGCAATAGACGACCTGGTTGCCCGTAAGCAGCGTGAGTTGGAGATTGAGCGGGATGCTGAACTTGCCAAGGCTCAGTCGCTCGGAGCCTCAGAGACTCTACTTCAATCCATCAGGGATCACTATGCCGATGAGTCAGTCAGGGTGGCAACTGAAGCTGCCGATGCCCGAACCAAGAAACTGGAAGCGGAAGCTCAGGAAGCCAAGCGCATAGCCGAAGCCACTGCCCGGGAACAGCAACGCCTGGCAGAAGAGGAACAGCGTAGGCAGGAGGAGCTGGCAGATACCCGGTATGAGTTTGTGAATCGTGGTTTGGAGTTGACTGGCAATACTTATGAGGCAGAGCTTAGGGCTATCGACCAGTATTATGCCAAGCGCAGGGAGAAGCTGCTTGCTGCCGGCTTTACCGAACAGCAGATCACTCAACAGACCGAGATGGCTAAGTCCAGGATCAGAGACCAGTATGACCAGAAGCACTTTGAAGGCGTATCTCAGATGCTGGGTAACCTGGCAAAGGCAACCGAGGTATTCGGAAAGAAAGGCTTTGCCCTCTGGAAGACCCTTGCCGTAGCCCAAGCTATGATGGATACTTATTCATCAGCTACTGCAGCTTACAAGGCAATGGTGGGTATCCCGGTCGTAGGACCCGGTCTGGCGGTTGCTGCTGCCGCTGCTGCAGTGGCGGCTGGTCTTGCCAATGTAGCGGTGATCTCTAGCACTGAACCACCAAAGGCAGCCACTGGTGGTCTCTTAGTAGGTAAGTCCCATATTGAAGGTGGTATCCTGATTGAAGCCGAAGGTGAGGAGTATATCACCGCCAAGGACAGGGTCAAGGCACTGGGCAGGAACCTCTTCGACTTCCTCAACTTTGCTCCCATCGAATCGGTGAAGCTTGCCTTTGCCGGGATGCCAGTTCCATCAGTGCCTATTCCTGCCAACATCGGCTCATATTACGCATCAGGTGGCGGTATAAGTGGAAGTGGTAGTATAACTGCGCTGCTCAATATAATGAGCGAAATGCGGGATCAGATGATAACCCTTACCGAGAAGGTTATGGAGTCCAAACCTGTCTTTGACATCCATGTCGATCCCTTATCCAATGACCCGGTTAAGGTATCCCAGATAGCCGATACGGGTAAGCTGATTAGGAGTGAAGTGTAGAGTATGATATTGTGGGATTACTATGTCTAATTTATTCAGAATAGACTTTGTTCAGGGCAAGACCGATGCGATGGACTATAACCAGGTCAAGCACAGCCTGATCGATACTGCCACCAATAGAGCTATCATCACTCTGTCTGTATCTGGCGATAAGCTTCAAGCAGTATCCAACTATTCCAGAGAACCTAAACGGCTCATCTTCGAGTGTTTCCCCACTACCTGGATACAGAACAACATCCTCTCAGGATCAAACGAGCATGAGCGTTACATCTCACACTTTGAAGTGAAGGTCTATCGGGATAATCTGCTGTTCTTTACGGGGATCATAGACACATCTCAACTATCTTTCGATGTCAGCACCGGCATCCTCAAGTTCACCTGTTATGACAAGATCAAGCTGTTGTCTGTCTTTTCCGATCTCACTCACTACTATTCGCTTACAGCAGGTTATCAGCCGATCTGGATACTGGGTTACTTCCTACAGGATATTGAGCAGAAGATACCTGTCTCCATACCCTACACTAATCAGTTCACTTTGCCGACTCTGAACATCCCTATGGGTGAAGCTCTGACCATAGTCCATGTTGACTTTGATGACCTGCTTGCCTTTCCCAATCCTCCCGGAGGCTGGACCTACTCCTATCACAATTCAGGCTGGCCGGGTCCTTATTGGGGATATCTCATCGATACGCCCGGAAACAAGGTTACCTTCGCCTTTGCCTATAAGAAGGTGATCCAGGCTACCTATCCCAGTCCGGCTGCCACCCGATATCAAGGCAGGTTCAGAGGAAAGGTCTTCCGTTTCTATAATGGTATCTGCCCGGTAGTAGCTGAGTATGATGAGAAGACCGACTGGGTGGAAGACCTCACTTCCTTAGACAATGCTTATAACGAGTTCCTCAGCTTCTTTACCGATAATGGCATCACCAGCAATACTCTCTTCACGGGACTCAGCAGTACCGGCTCTCTGGATGGCAGAAGCTATGGTAGCGGTCATTATGTCAATCACTGGATCGAAGCTCACTGTCATGGCAATATCTTTCCCAGCCGTATCCAACCCGGCAAGTCCTATGAGACCAGTCAGTCAGAGCAGACCGATAACCTCAAAGTCCTGCAAGCCATGCTGATGTTCTACAATGCCACCATCTTCACCAATACAGCCGGACAGATCATACTCAAGAACAAGGATGCCTATTCCTCTGCTATAATAGACATAGCAGACGATGATGTGGTGTCCTTCATAACCAAGCGTGGCAATCAGGAGAAGCCGGAGATCAAGACCATCGATGTCCTGGCAGGAGATACTACCCAACTTCAGGGTATAATCAAAGACTACCTGATCGGCTTCTATGACTCCAAGTGGAGCCTGGAAACAAACATCGACCAGTTATCCAAATACAGCCTATCCATCCAGTCTAAGATTAGGATAAGAAACCTGGTCTATGCAATAACTGAACTGGAGCGGGATTACATAAATGATGAATATAAGGTGAAAGCATGGCTGCTATGAAGGGCTGGAGACTGATCCGGCAGACACCCCAATCCGTTAACTACTTCAACTGCTCCAACGGGCAGGTAGAGTACTCTCCCAAGCGTAAGTACAGGATAGAGAAGCGGAATGCCTTTGATCCTTCCAAACTCACTCAGAGAGAAGAATATAGAGAAGACTCTTTCGACCTGCAGGCAGTGCTCAATCCTGATGAGTACTACACCCTGATGAGCTTCATAACCGCAACAGGTAATCTCTATCTGGAATACAATGCCTACAATGAGATCAGAAGCCAGTTCCCGGTCACAGTATCCCAGTTCCCCAAGTGTCCGGACGATCTGCACGACTTTCCCGAAAAGGTGAAGTTCTCACTTGAATCCAGATACATCGGATCACCAGGCTACATAGACTTCGGAATCATCATCATCGAGGACGATGGCGATGATATCACTTCAAGTTAG